CATGGGTGCTGACTACCTGAATCCCGCTGCTGCTGTGGAACTGTTTGCTGGCACCGCTACCAAGCCTGCTGCATTCTGATTTTCCTTATACGGGAGTCTCTTCGGAGGCTCCTTTTTTTTAATTCCTTATTGAGAATAATACTCATTTGCAATTATGCCTTACCTATCTACTGGCTCCACTGAACTTAAAGCCGTTAATCAGATCCTGGCGTCAGTTGGTCAGGCTCCTGTTACAACGCTGACAACTGAAGAAACTATTGTTATTAATGAGGTAGACCGATTTGTTGGTTCTATTTCTGGTACTACTCTAACCACTGAAGAGGCTAACATTCCTGTTGGTACTTATATTGGTGGTACTGGTGTAGCTACTGGTACCTCTATTGCAGTTGCTGGAGTGCAGCAAAATACTAGCCCTGTGACATATAGATATACGATTAATATCTCACAGACTATTGCTAGCCAAGCACTGACTCAAAACAAAGTTACAACTAGAGTTGAAACTCAAACCAACCCGGACGTTGCGATTGCACTCAACACCCTAAGAGAAGTGTCACGTGAAGTACAGGCTGAAGGATGGACATATAATACTGAATTTGATTATAAAATTACACCTGATTCTAATAATGAAATTAACATCCCAGACGATGTTCTACAGATGGATCTAAACCAGGGTTATCCTGAGAACATTGAAAAGGATGCTGTCTTCCGTGGAGGTAAACTTTACGACAAGAAAAAGCATAGCTATAAGTGGACAGCAGAGACTGTCTATGTAGATATTCTATGGTATTTTGAGTGGGAAAACATCCCTGCACCAATTCAAGCATACATTGTTGCACGTGCTGCAGCTATTGTATCTAGCCGTATTGTTGGTGATACTAATCAATATCAAATCTTACAACAAAAAGAATTGACTACACGTTCCCAAGCTTTGGAGTATGAGTGTAATCAAGGTGACTTTACTTTCTTTGGTTCACCTAGTCATGGTAACTTCTACCGACCATATAAGCCGTTCCATACCCTACAACGCTAATGCCCGCAGTAACTCAGACAATTCCTAACTTTCTTGGTGGTGTATCCCGCCAAAATGACGACAAAAAATTAGTTAATCAGGTTACTGAGTGCGAGAATGGGTATCCTGATCCTACCTATGGTCTGTTAAAAAGACCTGGTATGGAGCACATTTCAGTGCTTAAAAAGGCAAATGGTAATCCATTTAATAAAAATGAGTTAGCTGGAGCGGCTTGGTTTTTTATCGATCGAGATGCTGCTGGCTCCTACATTGGTGCTATTAAAGGTACTAATATCTATGTTTGGACTAAAGATGATGGTACCTTCTGTACCGTAACTAACAGCGGTTCTTCATACCTAACTGGCTCTGGACCGGCTGATTACCACTTTCGTAGTGTGCAAGACGTAACAGTTATTACTAACAAGACTGTTACAACTGCAATGAGAGCAGACAATACCTTTGTTGCAAAATCACAGGCTACACTAAAGCTACTTTCATTGCAAGCAGATGATGAGTTTACTGTAACCATTCAAGGTGAAACAGTAACCGTAACAGCTCAAAATACCACAACTTTTGATGACATGCTGTTGCGCAAAACCAGTCCTGGAAGTGAAATTCAACCGACGCATCATTTGATTGATGGTATTATAGATCTCATCAATACCCAACAGGCAGCTAATAATTCTGATTTTGATGGTAGGTGGTACATTGAAGGTTATAATAATAGCATTAATATCCGCAGAACAAATCAATCTAATGGTGTAAGGACTAATTACAGTACACCTGGTGGTACTCCATTAGCATTTGATATTGATGCTAGGGGCGGTCTCAGTAATGTTGCTTTAGAAGTATTTGAGGATGAAGTAGACTCAGCCGATAAGCTACCTCTAGAATCTTATAATAATCATACAATAAAGGTTGTTAACACTAACTCTGCTGATGATGACTACTATGTTAAATTTGTAGCACTTAATACTTCAAATAATTATGGTCGTGGTTATTGGCAGGAAGCTCGTGCACGTGATGTGTCACCGGGTTTAAATGCATCCACAATGCCATATCAGTTAGAGAATACAGGTGCTACTACATTTACTTTTAAACCTGTTAGCTGGAAAGACCGGGAAACAGGTGATGATAACAGTAGCCCAATCCCATCTTTTATTGGTAAAAAACTTTCAGCATCATTTTTCTATAACAATAGGTTTGGTGTTCTATCAGAAGATAATGTATTCTTTGGTACTGCCAACGATTCTTTCAATTTCTTTGTTAAATCTGGATTAACTCAGGTTGATTCAGATCCTATCGACCTTAACGTATCTAGCATTAGACCTGTTGTCTTGACTGATGTTCTACCTTCTCCACAAGGTCTTTTGCTGTTTAGTGCTCGCCAACAGTTTCAAGTGTACTCCTCTAGTACCACTACGTTGACACCAAGCACTGCTGTTATTAGGACACTTTCTAATTATGAAATGGATCCTAACATTACTCCTGTAGATGTAGGAACAACAGCAGCTTTCTTGAGCAGAGTTCCTGGTTACTCTAAGCTATTTACTATGCAGCTTAGGGAGATCGAACAAAGCCCCGCTGTGGTTGACATCAGTAAAGTTGTGCTTGAATGGATTCCAGACACTATCGATAGTCTATCCGTCAGTGCACAGAACTCTGTGATTATGTTAGCAGATAGGTCTTCATCTTATATGTACCTTTATAGGTATTATAATAATGGTAGTGAAGATCTTTTCCAAGCGTGGGTTAAATGGGAACTGCCTACTACTATTCAGGCTGTAGAGATTATTGATGACGATGTTATCATTATATCTCAACATGAAAACGAGTACAGTATGAGTAAGATTGTACTTGATCAAATCCCTACAGGAGACGTTGTAGCAACTTCAACTGGCATGACAGGTAATCCATGCCTAGACATGGCTACACGACCCGTCAGCCCGGCTGGAGGTGTCGATGCGGTGGTATATGATCAGACCAATGATGTCACTAAGATCTACGTACCGTATACACCTATTAGTAATAAGCAAGCTATCATGCTGCTGAGTGTCCCTCAAGCAGATGTAGGTACAACTGCAGTAATTGATGCTGATGCTGGGTATTATGCTACAGCAGAAGAACGTACGGAATCTGGTACGAATTATCATTACTTTGAAGTGAAGGGTGATTTCAGCGGTTATGCTGATGGTATTATTGTAGGCTATGGTTATGACTTTGAAATAACACTACCTAGGTTTTACTATCGACCACGGCCTCAAGAAACTGACTTTACTGCTGCGCTAACTGTTTCACGAGTTAAGTTTTCTGTTGGTAGGACTGGCGCTGTCGAGTTTAAAGTGAAAGCTGATGGATCTAATGAATGGAAAAACATAGAGTCTACAGCTGATGGTGATCGATATAGTGCTGATAGTAATCCTGTAAAAGATGAAAGACAATTTATTGTCCCTATTCATCAACGTAATACTAATTTTGAATTAAAAGTGACAAGTGATTTTCCATACCCTGTATCGTTGGTGTCAATGATGTGGGAGGGTATTTATTCTCCACGATTCTATAGGAGGGCTTAATGTTTAATCCAAAAGGTAATAACCTCCTAGACGAACAGATGTCTGTATCTGGTCTGGAGATGAATTGGCTTGGTGCTGTTATTGGAGGCGTGACTGCTATTGCTGGCGGTATCATGGGAGCCCAAAAAGCCAAGAGCGATAATAAAAAAGCTAAAAAAGCTGAAAAAAAGCAGAAAAAATTTCAGAAAAAAGCCGCTAAACTTCAGAATGAGCATAACGAAAAGTTAGACGAAGCTGATCGCGCTAACTACTATGCAATGCGGGATTATAACTACACTGTTCAACTTAAAGATTGGCAGCGTGGTGCAGAAATTCAAGACTACAATTATCTACAATCTCTAAAGCAGTTTCAAAAAAACCTTACGATTTCAGGTCAGCAGCTTAGTTTAAATGCAGTAGCTGAGCAGGAAGCCATTGCATCAGAACAAGATGCACTTCGTGAGGCTTTTATGCAGCAGCAGTTTCAACGTAGAGGTATGTTTGAAGAGCTGCAACAGACTTTTGCTGAAGCAAACCTTAGTAAGGCTGAGCAATTTAATCAACTAGCAGGCATTAAAAACCGCAAAGACTTTGGCCGTCTTGGTTTTGCAACTACTTTGAATACTTTAATGGAGCAAAACAACATTGCCAAAGAAACCCAACTTGTAGAAAGTTTGGTTGAGCAGGGTGCCATTCAAGCTACTGCACAGGCTGGTAAAACCGCTTCTAAAGCGCAGCAAGCTAGTTTAGCTAAAATGCAACGTGGTTTGATGGGTCTTGAGTCTGAACTTTCTGGTAATGCTAAAAAGGCTGCTATTCAACTGGCAGAACTTAATACAAGCCTTAACCTTGAAAAAGAAGGTATTGGTCTTAATCTCCAACGTATTGATAATGTGATCAAAAATGCTCAGCAAGAAACTAGGTTTAACCTTGATGTTATGAAAGAAAACATGCAGGGCACTATTGATGAAACTCAACGCAATATTGAGAGCATACGTCTTGATCGGGCTACTGCAGACCTAAATACCATATCAGGTATGATGTTGTTCCCTGATCGTCTTTCTTATGTTCCACGACCTGAACTTCCTCCCGAACGTATCTTCGTCGAACGTATGAAAGCTATTCCTGGCTATGTACCACCAGCTCAACAGCAAAGTGTATGGGCACCTCTCGTCCAGGGCGTTGGCAGCGGCGTTGCACAAATTGCTGGCGCAAATTTTAGTAAACCCTGGCATGGTAGGTAGAGTAATTAATTCGTTAACAACTTATGGCACGTATCCAATACAGACCCTCTGCTCAGCGCAGGGGTTTTAATCCAAATAAATTAAGTACAGAGGGTATCTCCCGGATGCGTGAAGAAAGCAGCCGGATTGTCCAAGGATTGAGAGAAACCCGTGCAGCAGAAGCTAAACAGGCAGCTACTAACCTCCGAGCAATGGAGGCTGATGCTGCCTATACAGAGCGTATTACAAAAGAAAACTTCGCAATTGAGCAGCAAAACCTTCAAAATGAGCAAAAACAAATCCTTGCTGATATTCAAGGTGAGCAGAAACAAGCTCAAACAGACTCACTTGCAGCACAAACAATTGTTGAAAGTTTAGTTAATTTTAGTGATACTTTAGGTAAGCAAGCTGCTCAACGTACAGAGCAGATGATCAAGGATCAAACTGAGATCGGAATGCTTGCAGTACAATCTATTGATCCCCAACGTCTTGAGGAGTACATCCGTGCGGAACATGCACGTGTGGATGGAACCATCATGATGACAGGTGAAATTGCATCTAACGATGCTGAAACAGGTGTAGACAGGCTTGAAACCATCAAAAGCCTAGCAGGTATCCCAGGTTTGTCTGGTTATGCTGCTCAAGGGGCAATGAATGAGTTGTCGAGACAGCTGTATGGTGATACATTACAATCACGTCTGACAGATTCTGAGACAACATATACTTCCTCTACTGGTGTACAATACACTGGATTGCAAGCTTCACGTGATGTAAATTTAGTTAGCGACCTGCAAAGACAAACCGAAAGGGATGTCTTGAAGTTCTTAAACATTACAGAACCACTTCAAATCCGTAAAGGTTTAGGTGAGATCCGTAAGTATAATGATGCGATTGACAACCAAACTCGCAAAAAAAACTTAGAGGATAAAGAAGAGGAGCTGAGACAAAAAGTTGCAGCAAACTATCGTACAAATAGTTTTGAAGGGTTTACCCAAGGATTTCATGTTACAAGGGCTGGTTTCGGTCTAAAAGCGGCACACGATAGCTTGCAAGAGTTAGTTGCTGACCCTAGTGTTGATCTAGACGAACTTAAAAAGGTAAAGATTGACGGTAAGGTTTGGTACGAAAACTGGTCAAACCGCTGGGAAGATGGTCTTGCAGCACGTAATAAAGCTATTTCAACCAACCTTCGTGTTGAACGTCAACTGCTGGAGGAAGAAGATAAAGCTTGGGTTAGAAACAACCTACCTTCTATTCAGGAAGCATATAATCAGAACCCTCAACAGGCTGCTCTGCTTGTTCAGAAACGTTACGTTGACAATGGGTTGTCAGTCCCACAAGCAATTAAGAATATTGAAACTGCAGCGTTTGCAAAAAACAAAGCAGAAGTTCAAGCTACATTTGAGGAACGTAAAAGGTTTGGTATTCTTGATCTGCCTTTTGTAAATAGCATCCAAGACCCAACGTTGCAGAAAAAAGCTAGAGAAGCTTTTGATCAGCAGCAGTTGAACCGGTATGGTCCCGAAGCATTAGGTATTAAAAAAGGTTTGAAAGCTACTGCTCGAAAGCTGACTAAAATTGATCCTAATGAAGAACAAGGCAGTGCAACAACATTCTTAGTCCAAGCTCGTCTTGAATCTGAATATCTTAAAGAACTTAAAACAACTAATGATCCTCTCAAGGCACTCGAAAACATCAATCAAATGGTGGATGCTGCTGCTAATGGTGACAAGTCTAGCCCCTTTTTTTCTGAAAGCGGTCAGAACAACAGGTTAATTTTTCCTAATATTCAAAGTTCTGACCGCGAATTGACGGAAATGAGTACCTACATCAATAAGCAAATGCTTAAAGATGGAGCAAATGTTACAGACAAACCGTTTGCACTAGCTAATTCCGACCAAATGGATGCTACTTATTCAACATCTTTGGCTGGTGTTACCAAATACCCTCCTGGTATTCTTCAGGTAGCAGACGCTCTTAATCTTAAACCAAGTGAGGTTTACAATGCACAGCGTCTGGCAAACAATGCTGCAACTGGTGTTAATAAACCATTGCTTGCACCATCACCTATTTCTATGTTGATTGACAGCGTACCGCCTGCAATGCGTAAGCTGTTCTTGTCTGATACACCTGCTCAAATCAATCGTGGTAGCAGATCAATTACTGGTAACCTGCCAAGACGTTCTAGCATGGGTGGTGACTTCTCTAGCCAACGGCAGGCACTAGAAACTGCCGCTGCTGAACTTGGTGTCGATCCCATTGACCTAGCTACTATCATCGGCTTTGAGACCGGTGGTTCATACGATCCAGGTGTGGTCGGCGGAGAAGGCGGTAATTACCAAGGTCTTATTCAATTCGGAATACCTGAACGTCAAGCCTACGGTGTAGTTCCGGGTATGACTTTTGAAGAACAACTACTTGGACCTGTGGTGAGCTATTTTAAAGATAGGTTTGCCAAAGCAGGTATGAGCACTCAAGGTGCTACTTTAGAGGATTTATACACTACAGTGATTGCTGGTAATCCTGGAGCAAACCGGGATGCTAAAGACTCTTTCGGTACTTCAGCACGTAGTGGTGCTGCAAGAATGTTTAAAGAACACAGACCAGTAGCAATTAAACGATTCGGTTTTTAATTAATTAACAATGAACGATCCCTCAGAATACTCCAACTTAGGTGAGGATTTTGTGTTGGATGAGCAAGAGCGCCAAACCCAACTCTCTAATGAACAGATCGAAGAG